GGGCAGAGTGTCGATAAGCCAATGACACCGCGCCTTATACGCTCAATCGTCAACAGTTACAATGTCAGGCTAAATGGACTTCAGGCACGTGGATATTTGCTCGGAGGCCGGATTGAGTTTCAGAGCGTAGAAAATCCCGCAACAGACCTTCTCAACGGTATATTGAGGTTTCATATTTATTTCATGTCGAGTCCGCCTACGGAATGTTTAGAAGAAATTCTCGAAGCTGACCCACAATATCTTAGCATTTTGTTTGACGCGATTGCGTAAGGAGGGCTGAAGATGGCGAATACAATTCCTGAGAAGAGTATAAATTTCAGCGTCTACCTTAACGGCGAGGACTTGCTCGGAATAGCTGAAGGGACAATCCCTGCGCTTGAAGCAATGACAAGCGAGGTCAAAGGCGCGGGAGTTGCGGGTGTCGTTGAGAGTCCTGTGCTGGGGCATTTCAACTCGACAAACTTCTCTCTGACATGGCGTACACCTACAAACGACTTCATGAAGCTGTTTGACCACGTAACGAACAATCTTGAGCTTTTCGCAGGGCTTCAGATGTATGACGCTGGACTCGGTGTCTATAAGACAGTTCAGCTTCACATCTACATGAAGGCCATCACCAAGACAAGCACGCCGGGAAATCTGACAGTCGGCGACAACATGGACACTCAGACAGAGTTCGAGGTGCTGTACATGAAGATATATCTTAACGGCAAAGAGCGCGTAGAGATGGACAAGATCAACTACATCTACAAGGTTGACGGAATCGACAGGCTTGCGGAGCTGAGAGTCGCACTTGGGAAGCAGTAACGGAGGGTTAAGCATGAAAATACATTTGAAGAAGTCAATAATACACAAGGGGAATGAGCTTCACACGCTTGACATACCGCTTGAAGATTTGACGGGAAATGATTTGATTGACGTTGAGGAGCAAATACTCAAGACGGGCAACCCGATTCAGTCAACGGATTTTTCGCGGGTATACCTGATTTCGGTAGCCGCCAGAGCGTTGCACATGCCTGTAGAAATCCTCAAGCAGATGGGAGCGTATGACTTTGCGCGTGTGGTGTCGGAAGTGCGTAATTTTTTAACGCTCTCGGACTCGGAGGAGGAATTGACCGAAGAAAGCACGAATCCCCCGGCAACATCCTGAGACGAATTGCGGTAAGACTCGCCCGTGCTGACACAGGAACACCCGTAACAGAATGGCTCAAAATTCCGTTAAACGAGCTTCCTGAATGGGTCAGCATAGTGAAAGACGAGTCAGAGAAATTAGAGGCGGAAATCAAGAAACGGCGTAAGGGCAGGTGATTTCACAGTGGCCAAAGCGGTAGAAATAACGTTTGCGATCGGCGCGGCATTGATGGGAAGTTTTGCGGGTACGTTCGGCAAAGCAGGGAAGGCACTCGCGGACTTTCAGAAACAGGCCGAACAAATGCAGAAACAATCGGCGCAGATTGAGTCGTATCAGAAAATGCAGGGCGCAATCGTCAAAAACTCTGCGGAAATGCAGACGATGTACGACAAAGCCGAAGCCCTCAACGCACAGGCGGCAGTCTCAAAGACACGGACTCAGGAATTATCCTCGCAACACCGTCAAGCCCAGCAGGAAACAGCAAGGCTCACCGCTGAGAATGTCCGAAACACAGACGCATACAAAGCCGCGCAGCTCAATGTGAAATCACTTGAGAGTCAGATTGCGAACGCCAAACAGCCGACAGCGGAATTACAGCGACAATACAAAGCAGCACAGGAAGAAGTAAGACGGCTTGAAGGGGCAATGAAGGGAAGTAATGAAGCTCTCAAAGCCGCCCGGAAAAATGAGCAGGATTTAGCGCGTCAGGTCAAAGAGTCAAAACGTGAGACAAAATCACTTGCTGACCAGTCGAAAGGTTTGACCCAACAAGGGGACAAGTTAAAACAGACAATAGACCGCGACAAAGAGTCATTGTCCCGAATGACCGCCGAACTGAAAGCCGCAGGGATTGACACGAGGAATCTTGCGGGTGAACAAGCCCGACTCACACAGCAGTCTCAGCGCATGGCCGAAGCTCAAGAAAGATACAAACGCTCAAAAGCAGCCCTCGATCAGACAAAGCAAAATCTCTCATGGAATAACATGAAGGGAGAATTGATGACAGCGGCGGGACTCGGTTACACGCTGTACAAACCCGTTAGTCAGGCGGCGGATTTCGAGTCAGCAATGGCGCGAGTGAATGCGGTTGCGTTTTCGGGTGCAGGACGTGATAAGGAAGCGGACGCAAAATCACTTCAGGCGTTGTCAGAACAAGCAAGGCAATTAGGACGCGACACACAGTTTACGGCGGTACAGGCGGCGCAGTCTCAGGAGAATTTAGCCCGTGCAGGGTTTAAGGCCAATGAGATAATTTCCGCAATGCCCGGACTTTTGAACATGGCCGCCGCTGAGGGTATGGATTTGGCTACAGCTTCTGATGTTGCGGCAAGCACATTGCGGGGCTTCAAACTGTCAGCAGATCAGGCGAACCGAGTCGCGGACGTTCTTGCACAGACCAGCGCGGCGAGTAACACGAACATAGTCGGACTCGGTGAGGGCATGAAGTATGTAGCTCCTGTTGCGGCGAATTTGGGAGTATCGCTTGAAGAGACATCAGCAATGCTCGGAGTGATGGCCAATGCCGGAATCAAAGGCACTGAGGGTGGTACAGCGTTGCGGGGAGCATTCCTGCGTTTAGCGCAAGAGCCGAAAGCGGTTGAGAAGGCATTAAACAGTCTGGGAGTCGCAAGCAGAGACGCAAAAGGAAACATGCGCCAGTTGCCCGACATAATGCTTGAATTGTCCGACAAGATGAAGGATATGGGCGAGGCCGACAAAACGAAATACCTTGCCGACATATTCGGAGTCCGTGCTGTTTCGGGAATGATGGCTGTGATGAATGGTGCGCTTGACGGTTCGCTTGAACAGTTACGCAGATACAACTACGAGGCTACGGGCGAGCTTAAAGCAATATCTGAGGCAGTTGGAGTCAGCACCGAAAAAATGTGGGAGGGCATGAAGGGTTCAGAGCCTTTTATGCAGAGACTCGGAATTTCCTTCCGTGATTTGTCGATATACACCGCCATGCTTGCAAAAAGCGGAATCAGCGGCGCGGATGCTAACAAGACATTGACTGCGACATTTTCCCAGCTTGCTAAAAACTCAAATCAGGTAAAGAAGGCTTTGAAGGGGTATAACATTTCACTCTTCAAGGAAGACGGAACAATGCGTGATTTCCCCGACCTTTTGAATGACATCGGCAACGCTATAAAGGGAATGCCTGAAGCAAAACAGATTGAAGCCCTGACAAAAATATTCGGCAAAGACGCAGTGCCGGGAGTCCGTGCAATAATGTCGGAAATCGGGCAGGGGACATTCTCGGAGCTTGACAAGAAAGCTGAAGGTGCGAAGGGCGTTTCATGGGAGATGGCAGAAAAACAGCTTGCGACATTCAGCGGCCAGTGGGCGATTATGAAGTCGGCCATGCAGGATTTCATGATTGAGACGGGCAATGTCCTTTTGCCGTATGCGACTGACATTGTGAAGGGATTTACGGCCATGACAACGGGAATCACAAGCCTTATGCGGGAATTTCCGGGCTTGACGAAAGTTGTTATTACGAGTCTGGGAGCGTTCGCGGCGTGGAAAGTTCTTTTTGTGGGCGGTAAATTCGGCTGGAATCTGTTAAAGCTCCCGTT